GTGCTGGTCAGGCCGCAGGTTTTACAGACTTCGCGGGCATTCCAATCACTGACGCTAAAAGCGTGGTCGGCGGTTTGAACGCGATCCAAACAGGCAACGTGGCGGGGCTCGTAAATTCCGCGACAGGTTACGCTGGCGCAAACTTGCCTTCAGAGGTTCAGACAGGTTTGCAAATTGCCAACGCGGCCACCGCACTGGCCAACAGTGACATGGCCGGATTGGTAGACGCCGCCGGCACATTGACTGGTAGCTCGGACGCCAAGCTTGCCGCGTCGGCTTTACGCCTGACAAACGCGTTTGATCAATTCAACACGACAGGCGACCCCACTGCATTGATGAATGCAACCCAGTCGTTCAGTAACGCGTTGAACGCAACCAAAACTGGCGCGACAGGGTCTGCGGCCAAGGTCGACGACTTTGTTGACAACACAACATCCAACTTGGCTACAAAAGAAGTTGCCTCTACGGTTGGTGATGGCGTAACATCGGTTGACGCTTTGAACCTTAACGGCGCGTTAGAGAACCAAATCGCAACGACGGAACTTGACCGTGTTGCCAAAGAAACAAAACTAAGCGACATTGCAAACGCAAGTACTTTTAATCAAGCGTTTGCTGACGCGCGTGCGTTGCTCGGACCCAACCAGACATTTACTTGGAACGGCAAGCAGTACAGCACAGCAACATCGACTGAGCGCCCAGATTTATCTACACCTTCTATTGACG